CTTAAGAGATGCAGAACAAAATATGGCAGTTACCGCTGCTGAGCGAGGAGGTAAATATGCAAACACTCAACAAAAAATGAAGACTCTTGCTCCTTCATACGTTGATCCAAAAGGCCCTAGCACATTGCAGGGCGTTAAAAAGAAAAAATGACAATCCTACTCGTCCCAACTTACGGCCTAGCGGTCGGTCTGGAATACTTTCCGGGCGATGATGAATGGCCGGCTGATGAGTTGGTATTAAACATAGTAATTTTTAAAATCGTTATACAATGGCAGTAAAAAGTAGACTTACTACAAAAACAACTATAGAGCCTAAGATGCAGACTCTAAAACCAACTTCAGTTACTCCTAGTAAGTTGAGTAGATCTGAGTTTAATAAAAAGCAAGCAGATTATGACAAATATGTTTCCCAAAAGGCGGCATATGATACTGATAAAGCTGAGTATGATGCTAGATGGAATAAATGGAATGAGGCTAGTGGTGGACAGATATCACCATATAACTTTGAAGATGCTCCAAGAAATCCAGGGAAGCCAAATGCATCTGATGTGAAGCAATCAAGAGGTAAGCTCAAGGTAACCGAAAAAGAGGAGTATTCATTTGCTAATCCTAAAAAGAAGATGGGTGGTTCTGTTAGCATGAACCCACTTGCTGGAGGTGCAAAAACAAAAGGAGCTGGTAAACGTTATGCTAAGCAGGTAGTAGAATCAGCTATTAAACCAAAAAATATTGGATACAACCGTGAGCAAGCTTTGTTTGAAGCTAAGGCTGGTACGTCTGCATCTGGTATAGATTTTAGCAATATGTCTGCTGCTGACATCAAAAGCAAGAAGCAAGAGTTAAAGCAAGATCGTCGTGACTACCGCAAGAGCTCTTTAGGTTCAGACATTAAACTTCCATCAATCAAGGAAGCCACTATGGACATCCGTCAAGCTCGCAAGGCTCAGACTTACACTCGCAAGGCTGAAGCCAGTAAGTTAGACTACTTCACACCTGGATATAAGAAAAATGAGGATAAGCAAGGTCCAAATCGTATCGAGGCGTTTAAGGGATCTATGGAAAACGCAGCTAATCGCAACACAATGAAGTCAAAATTGGACGCGATTTCTAAAAAACCAACGAATCGCACAAACATGTACTAAAATTACTTTAGTAATTCCACGAAAGCCCCTCTTAATCGAGGGGTTTTTTGTTATATGTCACAAAAATCACTAGATTTGTCAAAAAATCTAATAAAATGGTAGTAAAACATGTTCATTTAGGCGACGATGGTCGCAAAAAGCTCATTAAAGGCATCAAAACGATCGCTGGAGCAGTAAAAAGCACATTAGGTGCGCGAGGCCGAACGGTCTTGATTGAATCAGAGCACCATGTTGGTGGTATCACAGTAACAAAGGACGGAGTAACGGTCGCTAAGTCGATCAATCTATACGACCCGGTAGAGAACTTGGCCGTTATGATGGTCAGACAGGCTGCTGAGAAGACGGCTACTGTTGCTGGCGATGGCACGACGACAAGTGTTGTGTTAGCTGAGGCTATTGTTGATGCAGCCGAAGAGGTACTCTCTTCGGATGACAATGTCACTGAGGTCATCAGAGAGATTAATCAAATTACTGAGAAGATTGTCGGAAATCTAACCAAGCGCTCAAAGAAGCTTTCAGGTAAGAAACTTAAGGACGTGGCATCAATCAGTGCAAACAATGACACTGAGATTGGCGGCATGATCGCTGACGCGTTCAGTGAGGTGAAGATGGTATCAGTTGAGAACAGTAAGGACCATAACACATATGTTGAGGTGATTAAGGGGTTGAAGGCTGACCGAGGTTGGACTAGTCGTCACTTTATCACTGACTACAAGCGCCAAGAGGCTGTGTTGGAGAACCCATACGTTCTGATCACTGACCAAGAGATCAGTAACCTGTTAAACATTGAGAGGATCCTACAGCACATTGTAGCAAACAACAAGCCGTTACTTATCATCGGTGAGATGAGCCCTGCTGCACTTAACACATTAAACATTAATGTCGTTCAGGGCAAAATCAAGGCATGTAACATCTTACCTCCAAACTTCGGGTATCGTCAGAAAGACTTGTTGGAAGATTTAGCAATCGCATTGGACGGCACATACTTTAGTGAGGACACTGGTGATGACTTGTCATTGATTGATGTGGCGCACCTTGGTCGCTGCTCAAAGGTGATCGTTGGTAAGGACCATACGATCTTTATGCCTTATAGCAGTTCCCAAACTGCTATAGATGATCGCATCACCGATATTACTGAGACCATCTTTGAGAGCGTAAGCAAAGAAGAAACTGACTTCCGCAAGGAGAGAGCTGCCAACCTATCGGGTGGTGTTGCTGTCATATATGTCGGAGCGTTAAGTGACATCGAGCAGAAGGAGAAGAAGGATCGCATTGACGACGCTGTGTGTGCTGTTGAGGCGGCCTTAGAGGAAGGCATTCTCCCTGGAGGTGGTGTAGCACTATTTAACGAGGCAATGGCCATTACATCAAGCTCACCTGCCGCTAATATCATGATCAAGGCGCTGAGATCTCCGATGTGGCAGATCATCACAAACGCAGGCAAGGACGCTGACACCATCATGGATGGAATTATGCCAATCCCTAACGAGGGCTATGACGTGAAGGCTGAGCAGTATGTTGACATGATCAAGGCTGGTATTGTTGACCCGACTAAGGTGACAAAGAACGCGCTGTTGAACGCTGTGTCGGTCGCTACGACAATCTTAAGTACAAACGCTATCATTACAAATATCAGAGCAGATGAAGGTATTAAATAAGTATATACTCGCTCAGAAGATTGCTGAGCAAAAGCAGACCAAGAGCGGTTTGCTTCTCACCGGTGAGGACTCAAGCGACATGCGTTACCACAAGGCGACTGTCTTTGACGTTGGTATTCAGGTTGCAGGTATTCAGTATGGAGATACCATATTGTATGACAAGGTTAACACTCACGACGTGCTGATCAATGAAACTCGCTATGTGATTCTCCAGGAGAAGGACGTTGTTGTCGTTCTTTAAATCGTTCGTTAAAGTCTACGATAGCTTTTGCTAATGTTTTTTGATGGAATGGGGCGTTCTTACGGAACGCCTTATTTCGTCTTACTGACGTCGGAATTGGCTCCAGGCCTGTCAGTTTCTTGTAGATAGACGTCACCATCTTCTTGGCCTTAAATGACACCTCATACATATTGGTCTCACCGAACCCTCGCTTGCGCCATATGTATATCCACTCCTCACGTAGCAGCCTATCAAATCGGTTGCGATCCCACAGCATGAAGTTCGCGTATTCGGCAAAGTCTGCCCTTACGAACAATCTCTTTTTATGTAGGAACAGGATCATCTCTAGGTCTGATCGACTGAGATTATAATTGATTTGAGCCCATCGTCTAACGATCGCCCATTCTCCAAGGAAGTCATACGTCAACTCACGTCTTTCGTATGCTTTATCGCGTTTGATTATTCTTTTCATTATATTTGTACAAATATATTGATAATGGGACTATATAGCAACATTCACGCAAAGAGAGAGCGAATTAAAGCTGGATCAGGTGAGACAATGCGTAAACCGGGCGAGAAGGGAGCACCAAAAGCTCAGAACTTCAAAGATGCCGCAAAAACAGCAAAGAAAAATGAAAGACCCAAGACTAGAAAGAGCGGGCGTTGATGGCTTTAATAAGCCTAAACGAACTCCTGGTCACGCCACTAAGAGCCACATTGTGGTTGCCAAAGAGGGCGATCAGGTGAAGACCATTCGTTTTGGTCAGCAGGGTGTTAAGACCAATCAGACGGTTGGTCAGCGTGAGGCGTTTAAGAGTCGTCACGCGAAGAACATATCTAAGGGCAAGATGAGCGCGGCTTACTGGGCTGACAAAACAAAGTGGTCTCCAAGCAAGACCGCATCACCTAGTACTAAATGGAAAAAGGGATCATAATGGATTACAATAAGATACCATTCAAGAACGCGGCAGTTGATCGATTAAGTGGCAACACAACTCAACCGCCATTAATTACAAAAAATAGAGCTAAAGCAGCTCGTGATATGCGTAAGGATGTAACACCAATGCAGAACGAAGATGGAACTACATCTACTCATGTAATGGCAGGCGGTGAGGGAGGATCAGGTAAATTTAAATATACCGTTAATCCAACTGTATTTCCTAATAATGGTGGTAAGACATGGACTGACTTACGTGAGGATCCATGGGGAGCTTACGACGAGGCAAGTAAAAGAGGAGAGCTGATTGGATTCAAGTCTGAGCGTCGTGCTGAGAAGTTTGGTATGGGATCTTGGAAGAAAGGGCAAGCTGGTCGTGAGGCTATGCAGTCATATCGTGAAGAGAAGAAAGCAGGTAATCTTTACACTCAAAAGAAAAAGGTTGACACTAAGATTGCCAACATCGATAACAACAAGCGATTAAATCGTGTTGTAGAGCGTCGTTACGACCGAATGGATAAGAAGTATGACAGAGCAGCTGATAATCCAGCTAAACTTGCTAAAGTTGACAAAAAATACGGCTACAATTACGAGGCCGCCAAGGCGGCCGGTATTCAACCTGACGAGACAGGTCATTGGGCATCTATCGGGGACGATGGTATGATTCTTAAGGGGTCTAAACACCCTTCAATGATTAAGACCAAAAAGGTAGAGGGATTGTTGGGTAATAAGATTGTAAAGAGAGACGGTAACTTATACAGCGTTCCTAAAAAATGATCGTAATAAAAAGACACAAAGGTCTAGGTGATACAATTGCCTCGTTTACTGAGGCAACCGGCATCAAAGCAGTAGTCGAGAGTATAACTGAGGACTGCGGCTGTCAAGAGAGGCAGGCCTCTCTTAACAACCCAGACCTTTTAATAAACAAACTATTCTATGGGACAAAGCAAGACATCGAAGTACTACGCGGCCAACCCGAAGGCAGCGGAGAAGAGGCGTGAGTATCAGCGTGAGTTGAACGCAACTCCGGAGCGAAAGAAATACCGGTCTGAGCATAATGCTGCTCGCAAAGAGAGTGGTATCTACGGCAAGGGTGGCCCCGATATGAGTTCCACAAAAAGTGGTAAATTTGTAAAAGAAAACCCAAGTAAAAACAGAGCTCGAAACGGTGCAAACGGCAAGAGCGTAAAAAAATAAGACATGGCATATCAAAAATTACAGGTAGAGAGAGCAGCGGTTGTTACTCCAAGCAATACCGTAGACATTCCTTACATTGGTGGTGACGGCACTACTCCATCATGGCCTTGTGTTTTGTACATAGGCGGTGCTGGAAATTTAAGAGTGCAAACAGCAGGTGGCGATGACGTTACGTTTACAGGATTATTGGCTGGAACATTCCTTCCTGTTCAAGTAACTAGAGTATTTGCTACAAATACGACAGCTACAAACATTTTAGCTCTCTGGTAACATGCCAATAGGTATTTTTATAGGAAATGCTATCGGTGGTGGTGGGTCTATTATACCAATAGCTCAGTCATTGATTAACGCATTTAAAGTTCGTGTCTTAGCTGACTCAGGAGCATACGAAGCAGAAGCTTGCCAATTAGCACAATTAACCGCACTTAATGCCATACCATAATGAGCCTACTTGAAGACGCATCTTTATTAGTAACACCAAATGCTGAGAAGGAAGGGAAGTTATATTCCATTATTCCAAGTAATGGAAATGGAGATTTTACTGTAACAAGAGCAACTACTGCCACTCGTGTCAACGATGCGGGATTGGTGGAATTAGTGCCTTATAACATTTTTCAGTATAGTGAGCAGTTTAGCAATGCCGCGTGGTTACCATTTGCTTCAACTATTACAGCAAATTCAACTACAGCCCCAAACGGAACTTTGACTGCTGATACTTTGACGGGAGATGGTACATCCTCAGCACATAGGATAGCACCAGCACCAGCAGCATCGATATCAGTAGTAAGTGGAACTACTTATACAGCTAGTTGTTATGTTAAAAAAAATACTAATGATTTTTTTCAAATCTTTTTTCAAGCAGGACAATTTACCGCAAATGCTTTTGCAAATTTTGATGTAAATAATGGTGTTCTTGGAACAGTAGGTTCAGCAGCAACAGCAACTATTACAAATGTGGGGGGTGGATGGTATCGTTGCTCAATTACATCTACTGCAATTTCAACTGCCACTTCGGGGGTAAACTTTGGGTTAGTAACATCAGCTACTGCTACAAGAAACGAAACTAATACTCTTAGTACATCTGTTTTTTTATGGGGAGCTCAACTTGTAGAAAGCAGTTCTGCCCTTGACTATCAGATGACTGAGACACGGCTTAATATTCCTCGCCTTGACTACTCACTTGGAAGCTGTCCTAATATCTTGATTGAACCTCAGAGGACTAATTTCTTGTTAAATACAATATTTAGCGGTAGTGGCGCAACCCCGACAAGTTGGACACAAGCAGTAGGAACGGGAACAAGTATTTTAACCACCTCAAATCTCGGTTTGGGCGCTCAAGCGTGCAGCCAATCAGCAACAAGTCAAAGGCCTTTTTTAAGTCAAAGTTTTACTCTTTTAGTAAATACAACGTATTCTTATTCTATTTATATTGAAAGCATAAGCGGGGTATTAACCAACGATAATATTTTGTTGGCTTCAGGGTTACCTACAGGGGCTACTGCCTCATACTTTGCAAATGGCGTAGCGGTAAGTTCCACTGCTTTAGCAGTGGTAGGTAGGTTGTCTATTACTATTGCTGTTTTAACAACGGGTGGCTCTGTAGCATTTAGATGTGGCATTGGAACTTCATCAAACCAAACCGGCACTTTATTATTTTCAAGACCACAACTTGAAACAGGTCACTACGCAACATCTTATATACCTACAATTTCTACTACAGTTACAAGAAATTTAGACCAAATTCTTAGAAGCAATGTTTACACAAATGGCTTAATAACCGCAAGCGGGGGGACTTGGTTTGTTGATTTAAGGAACAATGTTCCTGTAGTTCGTGATTTATCAACAAGTGGAATTTTTCTAAATACAGGAGTTTTATCAACAACCGGTAATGGATTTGTAATGAGAAATGCGGGGGGTACATTAACAAGAATGGGGATATTTACAGTAGTAGCAGGAGGTTTAAGTGCTAACCTTCATACTATAGCAACTAACAATGCTAAAGTTGCTTTTAAATGGAATGGCACTACTGCTGATATTTTTGTTAATGGAGTTAAGGTAATAGCTGCAACACCATTTACTCCAACTACAATGGAAAACTTAGTAGGAGAAGGGCAAAACCGAGCCATCCAAATTAACTCAATGGCGCTATTCCCAACACCGCTTACTGACACACAATGTATAGCCTTAACAACCTAATGATGAATATATTTAAGCTTACATACACAGACAAAGACCAAGCAGTAGCTGACTTGGTAGCAAAAAACATTTTAATTCCTCAAGAGGAAGATTATTCATATGGAGAAGGTGTACAGGCTATTGTTGAGCTTGGCATCATCTGCTTAGACCCAACTGCTGAGCCACCTGTCTACGCTGACGGCTATCACTACGATGTGATGTCAATAGAGATGTATGACTTCGGTGCTAACCTCATCGAGCCTAAGAACCCTAAACACGCTTTTGCTGGTTATGCAATTAACGATGAAGTATAGTTTAATAGCGCTGCTGATCTTAATATCTGCATGCAGTCCAAAGGCCCGTTTCACGCGCCTGATTGAGAAGCACCCTGAGTTACTTACTGTGGATACTCTAGTGATCAGGGATACCATCACGCTATATGTGCCAGAGGTGCATACAGACACCGTGGTTACAATTAAAGAATTGACTGATACCATTACTATCACCAAAGATAGAGTTACCGTAAAGGCTTGGTATGTCCCAAAGGAGAAGAAGGTATACATACAAGGCAAGTGTGACCCGGTATATATCACCAAGATTGTAGAGCGAAAGGTGCCTGTAAAGTACTATGAGAAGTATCCGTTTTGGAAGAAGCTACTAAACAACCTGTTGGCTATTTTTATTATCTTTGTTATCATCTATACAGGCTATAGATTGTTTAAAAGGCTAGTATGAAAACTAACACACTAATTGTTTTGTCTGCATTATTTACGGTGATTACACCAGCAGTACCACTTATCTTGGTATCGTTGATGGCGATCTTTGTTGACGCCATGTTTGGTATCTGGAGATCTGTTAAAAAGAATGGTTGGGTATCATTCCAAAGTAAAAAACTTATAGCTACTGTACAAAAGTCGTTTCTGTATTCAGGAGCGATTTTGTTTTTCTATATGATAGAGAAGTATATTGCCGGTGACATTATTGCTCACTTTATATCTGTTGAGTTATTGATCACAAAGGCGGTGGCATTCTTCTGCGTATTCACTGAGGTGAAGTCAATCAATGAGAACTATAAAGATGTCACAGGAATAGACCTTATTACAAAATTTAAGGTGTTCATGACCGGGCTTAAGAGAGAAAGCGATAAGTGGAAGTAATATGTTAACTACAGCACAAATCATAGCCAAGTACGGTAAGCCTAACGAGAAGGGCACATACCTAAAAACAATCAACCTTCCTTACCCAATGCGTATAGCATGGGATATCGACACTAAGGTAACAAAGATGCGTTGCCACAAGGACGTCGCTGATGCCTTTTTAGCCGTATTTAACGACCTTTTAGCTACCTACGGGTATGAACGTATTGTTGAGCTAGGAATAGACCTTTATGGGGGATGCTTTAACTTCCGTAAAATGCGCGGTGGTTCGTCTTGGAGTACACACTCTTGGGGTATTGCTATTGACCTAGACCCTGCGCGTAACACATTAAAGGAGACATCTAAGACCGCACGCTTTGCTCGCGCTGAGTACAAGGACATGATAGACATCTTTTACAAGCATGGCTTCATAAGCCTTGGTCGTGAGAAGAACTTCGATTGGATGCACTTTCAAATAAATCACTAAATTTGTACAATGAAGAAGGTTGAGCAGTCAGCAAAGAAGAGTGTTAAGGTGAGTCGTCCAGGCGTTCATGCCAAGACAAAGACATCTTGTTTAAAGTCTTCAAAGGGTTATAAGAAAAAATATAAAGGCCAAGGGCGATGAAAGTACAAGACTATATCACTGAGACACCAAACACAACATCAAAAGTATTTGGTACCAACACTGCCGGAAAGACAGTTAATTTTGACGTGCCTACTTTATTGGCTTTAAATCAAACTCCATCAGTTATCGCAACGGATGCTTTAACAACCTATACGATTACAAACGTCAACACATACTTCACAGGAACAGCGGGCCCATCTTTTGCGGTCAATCTTCCAGCAGCTAGCTCAAGCTTAGATGGTGTTAAGTATGTCGTCATGTCAACAGTTACCCGCGCAACAACAACATGGGCATCAACTGGAGCTACATTCGTTGGCGCTCCTGCTACACTTACAGCAAACACACCGGTATGTCTACAGTACAGTCATGCCAATCTTAAATGGTATATATCAATCTAATGAAAAATAAAATCAAAAAAGAAGAGCTCGATAAATTAGTCGCAGCTAACAGAATGTATCGCGACTTGAAGTTCGCGGTCGCTGACATCGAAATGTCTTTTGAGCGCCTTAAAGAGCAGAAGACTGTAACTATGGAACAGCTTAAGGTAGCAACCATGGATCTTTCTGGAACACAGCAGGAGATCTATGACAAGTATGGCGACGTTCAGGTAAACCTTCAAACAGGTGAGTATAATTAGAAAAATATCAATCGGTCCTGACTACATGAAGTCTATGCACTACATGGTAGGACAGGAGATCCTTGATAAGACTTGGAAGATCAACACCATCAGAGTAGAAAATGATGGTAATATCTGCGTTTGGATTATCAAGGATGGAGAGATTATTAGATGGAAATCCTTCTCTCCAACAATGCCAATTGCAATTGAGTATAAAATAGACTACTGATGAAATCCCCATACTGCTTCATTGTAGAACCAATTGGTCTGAGGCGGTACGACAACATTAAAAAATACGGAGACGTAGATTTTATAATTAGTTCCTCTCAAGAAGACCACAAGGCTTCTAACCGCTTTGCAAAAGTAATTGCAACTCCTATTTACTATAACGGCCCGGTTCAACCTGGCGACACCGTTATAGTTCACCACAACGTATTTAAGTTCTACAACGACATGAAGGGCCGCCAAAAGAGCAGCTGGAATTATGTCATGGACGATATGTTTTTGGCTGAGCTTGATCAGGTCTATGCATTTAAGCGTGACGCTGATTGGCAGGCCGTTGAGCCATTTGTGTTCATTAAGCCTGTGCCGTCAGAGGATAAGGTGTTTAGCACACTAGGTGGATTTGAGGAGTTATGGGGTGAGGTTGTTTATCCTAGCAATAGTTTTGTATCTAAGGGAGATGTCGTATCTTTTACTCCAGATAGCGAGTATGAGTTTAGAATAGATGACCAAGTGCTCTATAGAATGTATAACAAGAACCTATGTCTGATACAAAAATAAGAATCATCGAGGCTGGTAAGAAGGCTATAAATGAGCTGATCAAGGTCCTTGAGCAGCCTATCATTACGCATGCCGAGGATGACATATCTGCCGACAAGATGAAGAACGCTGCATCGGCTAAGCGTTTGGCATTTGAGGATGCCATGTTTATGCTTCTAAAGATTGATGAGGAAGAAAACAAACGATCTGAAACACCAATAGCCGAGGTCACTCTAGGCAAGAGTGGTTTCGCTGAAGGCAGAGCAAAGTTAAAGAATGGAAAATAATCTATACCGTATAGTCACTGACCATGTTCACAGGACTGCTCTTACTACTAAGAACAGTAAGAAAAGTTGGGACTATGGGTACAATAAAGAGTATGACCTCATCGTTATATCTAAGGACGGAACTATTGGTGACATCTATGAGATTAACGGACTAAAGATTGCCGTTCCATCTACACCAAAGAAGATAGACGACCGCGGCAACAAATGGGTTGCCCAAGAGTACCCGGCAGAGCTACAGAAAATAAAGTCAATCTTTGACTGGAACCGTAGAGACAATTCGTTCAAGTCAAATTACGTCGACATGATCGAGACGGAGTTTGATCGAAGGGACTATGGCTATTGGTTTAAGAATAACGGCAAGCCAACCTACATTACAGGGACACACTACATGTACTTGCAGTGGACTAAGATTGACGTTGGTCTTCCTGACTTCCGTGAGTCCAACCGAATATTCTTTATATTCTGGGAGGCCACTAAGGCAGACAGCCGATCGTTTGGCATGTGCTACCTAAAGAACCGTCGTTCAGGTTTCTCATTCATGTCTTCAGCTGAGACGTCCAACACAGGTACAATTGTTAGGGACGCGCGTATTGGTATCCTATCCAAGACAGGTTCCGATGCCAAGAAGATGTTTACCGATAAGGTGGTGCCTATCGTTAGAAATTACCCCTTCTTTTTCAAGCCGATCCAAGACGGTATGGACAACCCGAAGACGGAGTTGGCCTTCCGTGTTCCTGCGAGTAAGATTACGCGCAAGAATATGGATGAGGAGCGCGATGATGATATAGAAGGGCTAGATACTACCATTGACTGGAAAAACACCGCAGACAACAGCTATGACGGCGAGAAGCTGCTTCTACTTGTGCATGACGAGAGCGGTAAATGGGAGAAGCCTGAGAACATTTTAAATAACTGGCGCGTAACCAAAACATGTTTGCGTTTGGGTAGTAGGATTATTGGCAAGTGTATGATGGGTTCTACATCAAATGCACTCAGCAAGGGTGGTGAGAACTTCAAGAAGTTGTACAACGACAGCGAGCCAACAAAGCGATCTGCCAATGGTCAGACCAAGTCAGGACTATACAGCCTTTTCATTCCCATGGAGTGGAACATGGAGGGCTTTATTGACGAGTATGGATGGCCTGTGTTTGAGGACCCAAAGAAACCTATCATGGGTATCGATGGTGAGGAGATAACAATGGGTGTCATTACCTATTGGAACAATGAGGTTGCCGCACTTAAGACTGACTCAGATGCACTCAATGAGTTCTATCGTCAGTTCCCGCGCACAGAGTCTCACGCGTTCCGTGATGAGTCTAAGTCCTCACTATTTAACCTCACAAAGATCTACCAACAGATTGACTATAATGACGCCTTGATCAAGGACCGCGTCCTAACTAAGGGCTACTTCCATTGGAAGAACGGAGAGCAAGACAGCGAGGTTGTTTGGACGCCTGATCCGAACGGCAGGTTCTTGGTGTCATGGATTCCTGACCAAGCTATGCGTAACAGAGTGATTGTGAAGAACGGCCGCAAGTGCCCAGGCAATGAGCACATTGGTGTGTTTGGGTGTGACCCTTATGACATATCAGGTGTAGTTGGTGGTGGTGGATCTGCCGGAGCGCTCCATGGATTGACTTCATTTCACATGGAAAAAGCGCCAACAAATCAATTCTTTTTGGAGTACATTACCCGTCCACAGACAGCTGAGATATTCTTTGAGGATGTTCTAATGGCCTGTCATTTCTACGGAATGCCTATACTTATTGAGAACAATAAGCAGCGATTACTCTACCACTTTAAGAACAGAGGCTATCGAGCATTCTCTTTAAATAGGCCAGACAAGCATGCGTCAAAGCTATCTAAAACTGAGCTAGAGCTTGGTGGTATTCCCAACTCATCTGAGGACGTAAAGCATGCCCACGCTAACTCCATCAACACATACATCGAAGAATACGTTGGCCTTGATCAGGAGGGAACATACAGAGAATCAGACACCATGGGTGACATGTATTTCAACAGAACACTCAACGACTGGGCTCGATTTGATATTAATAACAGGACAAAACACGATGCCTCGATTAGCTCAGGGCTTGCTATCATGGCATCAAGAAAACACCTATTTATACCCAAGAAAGAGGAATCTAAAATAAGTGTTAAATTTGTAAGATATAAGAATACAGGCATTAGAAGCGAAATCATCGAATAATGGATAAACCATCAGTAGTTATCTCTGCACTACCTTTTCCGGACCAAATGGCACCGGATGAGGTTAAGGTCACATTTGAATATGGCCTAAGGGTAGGTAAAGCCATCGAAGGGGAGTGGTTTAAGAAGAAATCAAACTCAAGTAGATTTTATCAACAGTGGGGTGAATTCCACCGTTTGAGACTGTATGCTCGTGGAGAGCAGCCAGTACAGAAGTATAAAGATGAGCTAGCTGTCAATGGTGACATATCTATGCTTAACCTAGATTGGACTCCCGTTCCTATCATCCCTAAGTTTGTTGACGTTGTTGTCAACGGAATGCTTGACCGACCATACACTGTAAAGGCCGAAGCTCAGGACGTAATGTCTGCTGAGAAGAAGAACGTCTTCCAAGATATGATTGAGTCTGATATGGTGGCTAAGGACTTCCTTACACTTACACAGGAGCAGTTTGGTATTGACGCATTTAACGTTAATCCAGATGACCTTCCTGCTAATGATCAGGAGCTGTCATTGTACATGCAGATGAACTATAAGCCATCTGTAGAGATTGCTGAAGAGATTGCTATCGACACTGTCATGAAAATGAACGAGTATGAGGACATCATGCGTTTATACTATTATGACGTCACTACCCTTGGTGTTGGCGTTGTTAAGCATGAGTTCCTTATTAATGACGGCGTAAAGATTGAGTATGTAGATCCAGCAAACTGGATCCATAGCTATACTGAAAAGAATGACTACTCTGATTGTTTCTATTTTGGAGAGGTTAAGCAGGTGCACTACACCGAGCTTCTCAAGATGGATCCAAACCTAACTAACGAGCAACTTACTGAAATCAAGAACGCAGGCTCAGCATGGTATGACTACTTCCCTGTAGTTAGAAACTACCAAGACGATGCATTCTTAAATGAGGTTGTGACGTTGTTATACTTTAACTACAAGACCCATAAGAAATTTGTTTGGAAAAAGAAAATTCTTGATAATGGTGGTGAGCGCGTTATTCGTAAAGAAGATACGTTCATGGCTCCAAACGGTGAATACTTCGAGGTAATTGAAGCAGTTCGCGACGTTTGGTATGAAGGCGTTCTTGTTGGTGGGTCCAACATAATGATCAAGTGGGAGATGATGAAGAACATGGTTCGTCCTAAGTCTGCATCACAGCGCGCACTTTCAAACTACATTGCTTACGCTCCACGTTACTACAAGGGAAATATTGAGTCGCTAGTTCGACGCATGATCCCGTTTGCTGATCAAATTCAGTTGACACACTTGAAGCTACAGCAGGTTATGGCTCGTATTGTTCCTGATGGTGTGTTCATCGATGCTGATGGTATCAATGAGGTTGACCTAGGTACCGGTGCGGCATACAATCCTGAGGATGCACTCAATCTATACTTCCAAACAGGTAGTGTGATTGGCCGATCTTATACCACAGAGGGTGAGTTCAACAATGCTCGTATTCCTATCCAAGAGCTTAATACAAATAGTGGCCAAGCTAAGATGTCTGCCCTAATCGGCAACTACAACCACTACTTAAATATGATCCGTGACGTGACGGGTGTGAATGAGGTGCGTGACGCATCTACACCACATCCAGACGCATTGGTTGGTGTTCAAAAACTTGCAGCACTAAATTCAAACACGGCAACTCGCCACATTCTAGATGCTGGTATTATCACAACTAGACGTGTAGCTGAGTGTATTTCTATACGTATTGCTGACATCCTAGAGTACTCTGACTTTGCTGAAGAGTTCGCTATGCAGATTGGTAAGTACAACCTAGCTATCTTGCAGGATGTTAATGAACTATACCTACATGACTTTGGTATCTTTGTTGAGGTAGCTCCGGATGAAGAGCAAAAAGCTCAGCTTGAGCAGAACATTCAGATCGCCCTACAGCAGCAAACGATTGACCTTGAGGATGCAATTGATATTCGCATGATTAATAACATTAAGCTTGCTAATGAGATGCTTAAGATGAAGCGTCGTAAGCGTATGGAGCAAAAGCAGAAAGAGAAGGAGATGGAGTTCCAAATGCAAATGCAGACAAACATTCAGTCCTCTCAAGCAGCTTCTGAAGCCAAGGCACAGATCATTCAATTGGAAGGTCAGACCAAGGCGCAGATCAAGCAGATGGAAGTTCAAGGCGACATTCAAAAGATGCAGGCCGAAGCTGAACTCAAGAAAGAGCTAATGGCTATTGAGTTCCAATACAACATGCAGCTCAATGGTATGCAGATGCAGACGCTAAAAGATCGTGAGCTTGAAAAGGAGAAAGCTAAAGATAAACGAGTAGACCTACAGGCTACACGTCAGTCTGAGCTCATCAACCAACGACAAAATAACTTACCTCCACAAAACTTTGAAAGTACAGAGGATTCCCTGGATGGATTTGACTTAGAATCATTTGGACCAAAATAGATGAAAGTAGATAGAAAAGAAGAGTGGGAAACCACTAAAAAAGTTTGTGAAGAGCTTGAAAAGTATGAAATTAATCCGTCTAATGGGATTATATTGAATATATCACCAGATTATAGTTCTTCTATATCTATGCATATAGCACATCACTTAAGCTCGATGGGCGAGATGATGGAGATGTTGCATATCAATGTTCCATATCCAGACGAAGATCCTACGCCATATAGGGATAATTTCATAAAAATGATCCCATTGTTTGATAAGCAAAAAATTGTATTAGTAGAAGCAGGAATCATAAGTGGAAGTAATTATACATTTATGTTTAATGCATTATCTAATATAAAAGGAAAAGAAATAATAACCGTAGCGCAGTATGAAAACATACACAGCATTTTCAAATGTGATGTGGTTGGAAAATATTACGATTGGAATAAAGAGCAATTAGAGTTTTATTGGGAGAGAGAGAATAAGCATTGGGGATAGCAATAATGTGAATAAAATTAATGATAAAAGTATTTACTAACTTTGTTGAAAATTAAATTAAATGGAAGGTGAATTTAAAGTAAGAGCTGTAGATTTCGAGGAGAAGTCTGTAGCCGAAAAAGAAGCAGCGCTTCTTGAGGGTTTAGAAGATCATAGTGGCGATCAAGACACAGTAAAGATTGACTTAACCGAAGGGCAGCCTGTAGAAGACCCAATTCAACCAGTAGAGGTTGATTTGGATGATAATAAAGTTCTTTCATATCTTGGTAAGAGATGGAACAAAGAGATTACATCTTTGGATGATTTAGTTCAAGAGCGCGAACAAGCTGAAGAACTACCTGAAGATGTCTCTGCGTTTCTGAAATACAAGAGAGAGACAGGACGTGGTATTGAAGACTTCATGAAGTTGAACGTTGATTACAGTACCATGGACGAAGATTCTCTACTTTACCAATACGCTAAAGATCAGAACCCAGGGCTTGATGCTGATGAGGTTAAGTTTGAGTTAGAGACCAAGTTTTCATATGATGAGGACTTTGATGATGACAAGCACATTAAGAAGGTAAAGCTAGAGAGAAAAAAAGAGCTCAATAAGGCTCGTGAGTATTTTAATAAGCTTAAAGAACAGTACAAGGCTCCGCTTGAGTCAAGGGATACCTTTGTTCCGCAAGAAGAAAAAGAAGCTTACGAATCTTATAAGCAATATAAACAAACCGCGACTAGCGAGCAAGAGGAGCAACAAAAGCGGTCTAGGTATTTCGCCGATAAGACGAATGAATTATTTTCTGATAAGTTTGAAGGTTTCAAATTTAATATTGACGAAGATAAGGCAGTAACGTTCAAGCCGGCAGATGCAAAGACACTTCTTAACGAGCAGTCTTCATTAAGCAACTTTGTAAATAAGTTCTTAAACGAAGAGGGCTACCTAAAGGATGCTGAGGTGTTCCATCGAGCAATAGCGATTGCTTCGAATCCCGAAAAGTTTGCCAAGTTCTTCTATGAGAAGGGTATGACAGAAGCTGTTGAGACAGTTTCTAAAGAGTCTAAAAACATTAATATGACTCGTCAAGCCACTCAGGTGACTAACAAAACTGACGGAACGTTCCAAGTAAGAGCTGTAGAGTCTGGTTTCGGTAACAGATTAGTTATAAAACAAAAACCTAAAAACTAGAAAAAATGGCTGGTACATTATCCGCATCTCCGGGCCCATTATTGACTCCGAGCTCTGTAAAGGCAACATTGCCTACAAACTACATCACAAACTTTGATTTCTTGAATCAGTATCTTCCTGATACTTATGAGCAAGAATTCGAGCGCTACGGTAACCGTTCAATCGCATCTTTCTTGCGTATGGTTGGTGCCGAACTTCCTACTAACTCTGACCTCATCAAATGGGCAGAACAAGGTCGTCTTCACACAAAGTATACAAGCGTCACACTTGGTGCATATAGTGCTGGTACACAAGTATTCAACATGCCTGTTACCTCACCACTTACTGTATGTAACTTCCGTGTAAACCAAACTGTATTTTTATCTTCTTCTTCTATTTCATCAGAATCTCAGAAGGCAATTATTACAGCTGTTGCTAACGATGGCTCTACATTTACAGTTGCTTATTACAGCAACTTATCTGCGTCACCATTTACTTCTGGAACAACTGTTACTGCATTTGTTTATGGTTCTGAATTCCGTAAAGGAACTGAAGGCATGATTGGTTCTAACGAAGCTCAAGATTTATTCTTCGACAACAAGCCAATTATCATCAAAGATAAATATCGTGTATCTGGTTCCGACATGGCTCAAGTTGGTTGGGTTGAAGTAACAACTGAGAATGGTGCTACTGGTTACTACTGGTACATGAAGTCTGAGCACGAAACTCGTTTGCGTTTTGAGGATTATCTTGAAATGGCAATGGTTGAAGGTGTTCCTGCTGCTGTTGGATCAGGTGCTGCTGCTTCTGGGGTACTTGGCACTAACGGTGTTGCTCCGGCTTATCCTACTGGATCTACCCTTGCTGCTGCTGCTGGTACTCAAGGTATGTTTGCTGCTATTGAATCTCGTGGTAACGTTTGGGCAGGTGGTAACCCATCTTCTTTAGGTGACTTCGATACAATCGTACAACGTCTTGACAAGCAAGGTGCTATCGCTGAGAACGTATTGTTCTTGAACCGTCAGTTCTCTTTTGACATCGACGATATGTTGGCTGCTCAAAACTCTTACGGTGCTGGTGGTACTTCTTACGGTTTGTTTGACAACAGCGAAGAAATGGCACTTAACCTTGGTTTCTCTGGATTCCGTCGTGGTTATGAGTTCTACAAGACAGATTGGAAATACCTTAACGATGCTACTCTTCGCGGTGGTCTTGTTGGTGGTGCTATCAATGGCGTCTTAGTTCCTGCTGGTACAATGAGCGTTTACGATCAAGTACTTGGTAAGAACGCTAAGCGTCCATTCCTTCACGTTCGTTACCGTGCTTCTGAAGCTGAAAATCGTCGTTACAAAACTTGGATGACTGGTTCTGCCGGTGGTGCACAGACTAGCGACTTGGATGCTATGGAGGTCAACTTCTTGTCAGAGCGTGCGCTTTGTACATTAGGTGCTAACAACTTCTTTATCTTCAAAGGATAAGAATAATATGAGAGGGGTTACGGCCCCTCTCTATTTTTTTAATAATTTAAATTATATCAAATGAACAGAGTAAAACTAGAGGCGAAAGATCGCACCTATATATTAAACATGAGTGAGTCACCATTGAGCTATTATATCGCTCATAAAGACACACCGCGCAAACGTCTTCTTTATTACAATGAAGAGACAAATACCAACCACCCACTTCGCTACGCGCGAAATTCAAACTCACCATTTCAAGATGATCAAGATGCCAACGTAATTGTTGAGCCTATTGTATTTGAAGATGGTGTTTTAATCGTTCCTAAAAACAATCCTGTACTTCAAGAGTTCTTGCATTATCACCCAGGTAATGGTAGTGAATTCTATGAATTTGACTCAGAAAAAGATGCTCAAGAGGATGTTATGGAGTTGTTCTCAGAAATTGATGCATTACTATTGGCTCGTGATTTAGCAGACAAAGACATTACCACATTAGAGGCTGTCGCTAGATTGGTCTTAGGTGGAGATGTTGATCGAATGAGCTCTGCTGAGATTAAGAGAGATATGATGTTATTTGCTAAGCGTTATCCGCAAGACTTCATGGAAGCTGCGTCTGACCCAATGCTTAAGATCAATAACTTCGCAGCTCGCGCATTTACAGCAGGATACCTCACATTTAGAGGAAACAAAGACATCCACTATAACTTCAAGGACAATAAGAAGCGTCTAATGACCGTTCCATTTGGTCATGACCATATCCATGCATTGGCTTCTTACTTGCAATCTGACGAAGGTTTAGAGCTATATAAATACCTAGAAGATAAGTTCTCAGAAAATGCTTAACTTTGGGTATTGTTTAACCCATTAATTTTTTACAAAATGGAAAAGTTTTTAAGTATCCCGGTTACCAATGAAGGTAATCAATTAATTGCTGCAACTAATGTTATTTTAGTTGATAGTAATAACGCTACCGCTACCGCTACTGATATTACTTATGCTGGTGGTAAGGTTATTACAATTACTCATGCCGCTCAAGTTGCATTCAGCATGCGTAATGCCATCCAAAATGAAATTGCTAACGCATTAAAAACATCTTGGACTAACCCAGTCTATGATGCTACTCTTCCGCAATCAGTAAGCAGCATTGGTGTAGCTTAATCATTAGCTAACTACTACTAAAAGGGCACTTCTAATGGAGTGCCTTTTTTTATTTATCTTTGTACAAAAGCAGTCAGATGATCAATGACGTTCGAAATACCGTCCTATCAATAATTAGCAAAGACAACCGTGGCTTCATTACGCCATTTGAGTTTAACTTGTTTGCAAAGCAGGCACAGCTTGAGATTTTCGGGCAGTATATGTACAATTACAGCAATGCAATCAACAAGCAGAACGGTCGAATGCATGGTGAGGGGTATACTGACATCCCTAAAAACATGGCTGAGGTAATTGATACTTTTTCTACATTCGCTCCATTATCATATAATGGTATTACAAGTAGATTTAACCTGCCGGCAGATTATTATTTTTTAGAGAAGTTAATATACAATAACAATACTGAGATTGAAAAGGTTAGTCATCGAAAGATATTAAACCTAGTCAATGCAAATCTAACCGCTCCTACGACTTCATATCCAGTATACACAATGGATCAGAATGGTATTGTTGTGTATCCAACAACAATAGCACCTCCTGCACCTTATTCATCTACATCTATATCAGCGCAGTACTTAAGATACCCCAAAGACCCACAGTGGACTTACTCAACATCTCCACTTGGTGATCCTTTGTTTAATCCTGGAGCACCTGGATCTACTACGTATCAAGACTTTGAGTTGCCGTTAGATGACTTTGCAAATTTAGTTATCAAGATACTAGAGTATTCTGGTATATCAATCAGAGAGCAGGACGTTGTAGCTGCTGCTAAGGCTGAAGAAGTACAAGACATTCAACAGAAACAATAATGGCATATATAACTAACTATCAGTACTATACCAACAATGGTAATGTCCCTGAAGATGCAAATTGGGGGTCTTATCAATATGTTACGCTTGACTATATGATCAACAACTTCATATTGAATTATGTTGGGAATGATAAGTTGATTAACAATGTCGATCGATATACCATTCTATTTCACGCAAAGAGAGCCATCCAAGAGCTAAACTACGACGCACTCAGAAATATTAAAGTGCTTGAGTTTGAGCTAGGGGACCAGCTTAAGTTGGTATTACCTCCTGACTACGTTAATTACGTTCGAATCTCAATGCTTAGAGGTGGTGTATTGTATCCACTTACAGAGGCTAGACAGAGCATCACAGCTACAGCATACCTTCAAGATAATAACGGTCAGATTGTATTTGACTCAAATGGAGAGGTAGTTATTGGCGAGTCAAGACTAGATATCCTACGCCAAGAGAATAGACTATATGTGGGACCTGGCGCATACTACAACCAAATGGGTTGGGAGTATGACGGGGAGTGGTATTTTGGATACCCAATCGCGCAGAACTTTGGATTGAATACAGCTGACGCAAATATCAACCCTAAGTACTACATCAACAAAGCAGCTGGTGTAATTGACTTTACATCAGGCGTAGAGCACTCTTATATTGTGCTTGAGTACATATCAGACGGAATGGAGAACGGCGACACAAGCGCCATCTCTATCAATAAATTAGCAGAAGAATATATCTATGCTTACTTGAAGTGGGCCTTGCTTACTAATAAGTTTGGTGTCCAAGAGTATATTGTTAGCAGGGTTAAGAAAGAAAAAACAGCTGCCCTTAGAAATACAAAAATCAGATTGAGCAACATGCACCCAGGCCGATTGTTGATGGCAATGAGAGGCAAGGATAAATGGATTAAGTAATTATGGCTGACCTACAAAGAACATTTCTTGCCGGGAGAATGAATAAAGACCTCGATGAGAGGTTGATTCCTGATGGAGAATACCGTGATGCGGTTAACATAACTATTGACACGTCTGAGGGGTCTAGCATAGGTGCCGTTCAGAATGCATTCGGAAACACTCAGCTAAATATTCCACAGAGTATATTAGCCAGTATGGGTGTAACCATAAGCAACGACCTATCAACTATTGGAGCCGTAACATACGAGGCGCAAAGCCTACTATATTGGTTTGTAGTTGGGTCTAACTTTGAGGGTATATTTGAGTACAACCAAGAAAACCAAATAACGTCATTAATACTTGGATGCACACAAGGTCAGCTAGGCTTCACTAAGAACAACCTAATCACAGGTGTAAACTACATTACTGATGGCAAAGGCAGTGGCATATTGGTATGGAATGATAACAAGAATGAGCCTAGAAAGATCAACATAAGTAGAGCTAGAACGTATTCAGTTGATGACCCTCGTATAGATATTGACATCAATCTTATTGTTAGGCCACCGCTCAACGCTCCATACATTAAGTTATCTACACTTACTAGCCCTAACCTTATCCCAAATAATATTGAGGATAAGTTTGTTTACTTCAGCTATAGATACAAGTATGTAGACAACGAGTACTCATCAATGTCTCCATTTTCAGCAGTCGCATTTGATCCTAAGGTTTTGCAAATTGATAGTCAGACAGGTGAGAATAAAGGCATGCTCAACAAGTTCAATCAGGTTGAGCTATCATTTGAGACAGGCAATGAATTTGTAAAAGAAATCCAACTATTGGTTTGGGAGTCTAGAACTCTCAATGTAAGGATCATAGACAACTTAAACAAATCAGAGCTCAGTATACCTGATGATTCAGTACAGTCTTTTGTGTTTATGAACAATAAGACTTACGCAGCACTTCCATCTGATCAAACCACTAGATTATTTGACAACGTCCCATTAAAGGCATTAGCTCAAGATGTGATTGGTAGCCGACTAGTTATGGGCAATTACACTCAGTTTAGAGATTTAGTTAACTCTGCTGGTATGATTGACATTGACTATGTTGTTGACTACATACCAGAACCAATTATAGTTGATCCAAAACAGACATGGAGAAGTGATCGTGACTATGAGATTGGTATCGCTTATTTAGACGACTACGGCAGAATGACAACTGTATTGACCACATCATCTGACAATACAAATAACAACCAATCAAACTCTGTATACATACCTGCTGAAAACTCAGATACGGCAAACTCATTAGTTGTAAAGATTAAAAATAAGGCACCTGAATGGGCGACTGGATATAGATTCTTTGTCAAGCAGTCAAAGGGTGAGTACTATAATATTTTCCCAACTACATTCTTAAGATCAGGATCATACCGTTACTTTTTAATTAACGAGTCTGATAGAGATAAGATAAAAGTAAATGGGTTTATCATATTCAAGTCTTTTGATACCGGCGCAACAAACACGAATAAAAGATTTAAAGTACTAGAACTAGAGCAAAAGCCAGTTGGTTTTATAGCGGGTGCATTAGAAGGTCTTTATTTTAAAATTAAAGCCGATGCCTCAGATACTTTCTTAAACGTAAGCGCTCAGCAAAATTTCAACTTTGATGGATCAGGAAGAGGTTTAAGAATACCTGTATTTAATAGATCTTTAAATATTGATACATCTTACTATAGCTATACAGGTGACAATACAATTATACCTACAACGCAGGATGTTACTGCTTCATTTGTAGGTCCTTTAAACTCTGAGTCTGATTTTAGGATTAATGTAGAGATACTTCCAAATGACGAGTTTAGATGGACTTCAAACCTAGCATTATCAACATGGTCTGCTAATATTCCAATTCCATTTGGAGGAAGTTATACATTATCATCTTCTTCTCTTGGTATGAAGCTTGACTTTGCTAATGCAATTTATAACGTAGGTGATAGATGGGTTTTCAATGTTAGAGGAGATGGAAGTACAGAAGGTACTCCATCTTATCCATATACTGGGTATGGATTACCAGGTACCGCGACATTCTATGGAGGAGGTGCTATATTAAAGGGCCCTGGGGTTATATTTCCTGGCGCATCTATAGAGATAAATATTTTATTTGATTCTAATCCAAATAACCCTACGAATGGAACAGGTGTTCAGAGTTTTATATCAAATAACTACTACAAAAACTTAGAAGAGTGGTTTTATGAGTCAGGTGCTTATGCGTCATACATTCAATATAACCAATCAGGAACAAATATTGGATCAAGAGGAGTTACATTTAGATACGGAACGAATTATCAAAATACAGGCAACCCTTTAAGTAATCAGATAAATCAATCCAATGTTGGAGGTGATATTTATATGATTATTCAAGGATTTGGAACTGGATCGGGATCTAATCTTAATGAAATAAAGGCCTCTTTAAAGGTAACTCAGACTCCTATTAGTAATAGGATTTCTGCCGAAACAGTCCCATCAAATGATGACACAGATATCTACTATGAGCTTAGCAGAACACACAAGATAGAGAATGGTAACCACCTTTCTTTGTGGAAGTATGACTCATCACAAGTAATTGGTTTAAACTCAAAGCTCACTCAAAACGGAAACAAGGAGCCGCATTACTTTGAGGCAGGTCAGACTGTCTATATAACATCAGTAAACATTCCAGCAGGCACTCCTTTTACAGTTGTATCAGCTCCAGATAGATACTCCATAATAATCAATTATGTCGTTCCGTCCAATCAACCTGGTGGTGTGTCGAATAATGACTTTGATCAAGACCAAACTAGTGCGCTGAACCCAGCTATAGTTGTTTTGAACAACACGACTAACAAGAACTCTGACTATAACGCATACTGCTATGGCAATGGTGTCGAGTCTAACAGAATTCTTGACACATACAATGAGCCTTGGCTTAAGTATAGCTTAAGAGCTAGCACTGTAATCGAGGACTATGAGCAGCAAGTAAAAGATGCGTCACTAACCTATAGTGGCC